TTAATGCAGAAGGTAAAATATCTAATTACTCTTCAGATAATAAGTATGAATACTTAGAGGTGAAGGTACAGCAAATAATCCGTGGTGCAGTCCGAGAAGCACTAGACAAATATGTTGAGAGTCAAGCAAATCCTTTGAAGAAAGCTATCAAAAAAGCTATTGAAGATAATGCACAGCATATTGCTAATAACTTGGTTAAGTCTTTTGCTGAGTCTGCTGGTAGTAGCTGGAGATACAAAGTAGATTTGCACGTAGACACAAAGCAAGACGATTAAGGAGTTTTATGGCAAGGAAGAAGAAAATAGAACAAGTCGGGCAGGGGAATCTTCTATCTGGCGAAATCGAAGGTCTTGATAAACTTGTCAGTAAACCAGAGGTTCTGGAACATGATGGTTTGAAAGTTGTCAAGCTGATTGTATCAGAAAAAGAAGTGAACACGCCCAAATATGTCGAAACGGCATTGGCGATAGCACGTAAATTAGTACCAGATATTAAGTCTAAAGAGAAACCACCTTGGTTACAACAGGGGTGGCAGGTTAGAAAACGTAAGAAACAGGCAGGAATTGTATGAAATATCCAAGAGCACTAGAGATAATGCTTTCTGGAGAAAATGTACTATTGACAGGTCAGGCTGGAAGTGGTAAGACATGGACAATCAATGAGTTTGTTAAACAAGCTAAGAAGAAGCATAAGAAGATTGTTGTAACAGCTACAACAGGACTTGCATCTTCACACATTGGTGGACAAACTATCCACAGCTGGTCTGGCATGGGTCTTGATGACCATCTACACGATGACTACATCTACACTATGAGTGAGACTAGGAAAAAGGATATTCGCAAGACTGATGTTCTGATAATTGACGAAATCAGTATGATGCACGATTATAACCTTGATATGGTAGACCAAGCCATGCAACTAATTCGAGAGAATGGTGAGCCGTTTGGTGGTATTCAGGTTATCCTGGTTGGAGACTTCTTCCAGTTACCACCTGTTAAGCAGGGCGGTGCTGGTAGGTTCGTAGTGTTTAGTAAAGTCTGGAAACGCATGAATGTCAAGGTATGTTACCTCGAAGAGCAGTTTCGACAAGACGATGCAGATTTACAGGACATCTTGAATGCTATGCGTGATGGAACGTTGAATCAACGGCATCTGTTACTTCTTAAAAGTCGCATAGGACACAAGGCATCCGATAATGTAACTAGGCTATACACGTTAAACATAGATGTGGAGAACATCAACAATCAGAAACTCGATGAGCTTGATGGTGATTTACACTATTACTTGCGTACAACCCGAGGCAACTCATGGAATGATGCACAGATATTGCAGAGGAACGTACTCGCACCAGAGATACTGAAACTGAAACAGGATGCAGTAGTGATGGCAGTTAAGAACGATTCAGAAGGAAGGTTTTTCAATGGCAGTATCGGAACGGTACAGGGGTTTTCTGGTGACGGTTTTCCTATTGTTGATTTTGGCGATAAGTACGCCTACACGGTCTACCCAGAAGAGTGGGAATACAAACGTGGTGATAGAACGACAGCAGCACTAACACAGATTCCTATACGATTAGCGTATGCAATTACAGTACACAAGTCGCAGGGTATGACCTTGGACAGTGCAGAGGTTGACCTCAGAAATGCTTTCGTAGAAGGAATGGGTTATGTCGGCTTGTCAAGGGTTAGAAGTCTAAAGACTCTACACTTAAAGGGATTCAATCAGAGGTCGCTAATGGTAAGTCCAGTGGCACGTGCTATTGATACTAAATTAAAAGAAAAGAGTAAGGTCAATGAATGACATAACGCAGAGAATTGCTAAAGACATCAGTATAAGGATGGAGCAACGGATAGCGATAGTGATTAAACCTAAACCTAGATTCTTGACACAGAAAATGTGGCTAAAACTAGTAAGTAAGTTTATTTACATCGAGCGAACGCAACCAACAATGCAGATTTTGGAATAAAAAAAGAACCACCGAGCATAGGGGAATCTCAGTGGTTCAAAGAAAGGAGTTAAGCGTAGAGTAACGACAAAGAAATCTCTACACCTGGTATTATACCATAACTTCTTTCTAATGTCAATAGTCCAGATAAGGAATTGTAAATAGTACAACACATTTTGTGGAAAAAGGGTTGACTTTTACGACCAAGTTTGATATAATACCTAGTATGGTAATAAGGAAGGAAAACAAATGAGTAAACTGTTCAAGTATAACAGTAAGCTAGTAGGAGTTACATTTGAAGGTCGTCAGGCAGTCATCTCGACACTCAAGGGGAATGAGCCATTACGTGTAAGGCGTGAGGCTGAGAATGAGTACGACCCTAATGCAGTAGCAGTAGACGTACAGGTTGGTGAAGAATATCTACCGATTGGTTACATAGCAAAAGACAAGAATCTTGAAATTGCTAAATCACTCGATGCAGATGTTCCAGTACAAATCAAGTTAGCTTCACTTACAGGTGGTAGCGGTAAGAGCTTCGGTGTTAACATCGAACTACAGTACAACCAAGCACCAGAAGAAGTAAAGAAAGCACCAGTAGCGGAAGACGCAAAGCCTGCGGAGAAGCCTACCAAGGCACAGATGCAACAGGTTCTAGCTTACTTGACTCAGGTAGTGGATGCAAGCGGTGTAAAGAAAACAGTTGAACCAGTAACATATAACAGTGTGTTGATTGGTAAGAACATCGAAATCCAGGAAGTCAATGGTCACAAACGACTCGAAGGATTCCTAAGCGGTAGTAAGTTCCCAGAACAATTCTACGCTGAGTTTGATAAGACTGAGATTCTTAAGGCTATTCAGAACAAGCACAAGTTGACCGATGCACAGATAGAGCAAATCAAAGCGATGTGGCATATTAATTCACAAATATCTACAAACTTTGGTAACTCGATTCACTTTGCAATGGAAAACTATGACCGAAACTTTGAACTTGGTGATAAAATCAAGAGTGTCAAAGAGTTCAAGACGAAGCCACCAGTTATTGGTGACAACAAAGCACTGAACCGAAATCCACTGATGAAGAAGATTGTAAACGACTTCCACGCATTGTTTGGTGGTGATTACATCCGATTCAACGAAGAGTTCGTATGGGAAAAAGGTCTTAAGCTATGTGGTTCGATTGACCGAATCAAAGTGATAGACATGAAGAAACGAATCATTAGGATTCAGGACTTCAAAACAGATGCTGACATCCATGAAACTAAATATCAGTTAGTTGATTCACCATTCTACGCATTGACTCAGGGCACAGCTCCTAAGTTGGGTAAAGAATTGTTGGACTACCACTGGTTACAGCTTTCATTCTACGCATTCATCTTGCAACGTGCAGGCTGGACAGTAGAGGGATTGGACATTTACTGGGTAAACGGTGAGAAACTCGCTGCTGGTGAAAATCCTTGGGAAGAGTTCAGTCACGATGTAGTAGATATTAGTAATGTAGTATTGGGGGTAGAATAGTGAATACATCTCAAAACATTGGTTCGTATGAACAAGAACGTATGCACCCAAAGGATGAAAGATTACTTCTCTTATCCTATAATGTTGGTCGTAGTGAAAACTTTGAGAGTGAGAACTATAGACTTACAAAACGTGTTCAGGAACTTGAAGTAGCTTTAGAGAGGGCTGAGAACCTAGCTAGTAGCGAATCAGAGCGTGAACAAAGTATAAGGAATAACTACTACGCACTAGAGCGTAAGTACGAGAACCTAAAGAAGAAGACAACTAAGAAGAAAGTGGTTAAAAAATAATGTCACAAGCATATAAAGTAGCACAGGCGTTCCAAGCAACAGTAAGCAAGGAAGACAAAACGCCAAAAGTCGTTGAGTTCGATGGTCACACATTCAACGCATGGAAAGTAAAGTTAGATGGTGAATCTGGCAAAGGATGGATTAATGTCAACAAGAAACCAGGAAATGAAATTGCCCCAGGCGATGAACTTTATGGAGACATTGTGCAGATTGATGGAAAGTTTGGGACTTTCTATAACTTCAAGTCAGCAAGCCGTCCTCTTGGAGATGCTCCAGCATCCCAACCAGCAGCTAGTTCGTCCACGGATGACTTTACGGCTAACGTGAGTACAGAATTAGTTCACGATAAACTGGATTACCTAATTGGTCTTGTAGAAGCTATTGCAGAAGCAGTCAATGCTCCAGAGGCAAAGCCTAGTACAGCAGCTCCTGACCTGGACGATTTGGACATTTAACATGACACCTGAAGAAACTGCGAAGTTAATCGAAAAGATAATGAAGATTAACCGTCAGTTGTCTGATGAAGTGTTTTTGAAATCTCTTACAGGTGATGTACTTTCATACATTGGGGTTAAACTCAGTGCTATGAAAGCATCCCTGCTAGACCTCAAAGTAGATGCACACCGTGATGCCATGCAAAAGGAAACACTCATGCTCAAAGAGAAGGGTGCAGCATTCCTACGTGCAAAAGAGGCTCACAACGCTACGTCAGCAGGTGACGCTAAATACACAGATGAGAAGTTCATAGAAGCTCAGAACACTTACACTGAAGCGAAAGTATTGTACGAGAAACTTAAGTCGATTGTCTCAGACAGCCACGACCTGATAGATGCTATCAAATCTCGTGTTATTGACTTACAGGGTGCTCGGAAGGACGAAAGGCTAAGTTAATGACTGAGTGGGTAGACATACCAGGTTACAAGGGTCAGTACCAGATAAATCGTAATGGAGACATTAGGAGCTTTGCTAAATACCCAGATGGTAGGCTAAAGAAACCGAGACTTCGCAAAGATGGATATTTACAAACACAACTCGTTATAAACAGTGTAGTAACTGATTTCAGGATACACCGTATTGTTGCAACTGTATTTGTAGAAAACCCAGAAGGTAAAGACCAAGTTAACCATAAGAACGGCATCAAGACAGATAATCGTGCCGAAAACCTAGAGTGGTGTACTCACACAGAGAATCAAGTGCATTCGTATAGAGAGCTTGGTCGCACCAGACCAGACGGTGCTGGGTTAAAACCAACGCCAGTAATATGTATTGAAACTGGTGTGAGGTATCCATCACTCCATGAAGCCGAAAGACTAACAGGAATAGCACAAGCTAGTATTAGCAAGAATCTTGCAGGATACATTAGTCATGCTGGTGGCTATCACTGGAGTAAAGATGAACGACTCAGCTAGGTTAATCAAGAAGTACGCAGGTCGCAAGGGTGGCAGGCGTAGAGTGAAGAAGGGCTTCGCAAAAACCCTAACTAGTGAGAAAGCGAGAGAATATGTTAAAAAGCGTTGGGAAAAGTCCAAGGTGGATACGAACCCATCTTTTGAATAAAAACTCGTGTTTCTCATCAGCCCCAGGGGTGTTTCTATGAAGAAGGGTATAAATAAGTACAAGACTGCAAAGCAGTTGGATATACCGAATCGGTATAAGAACAAGTTCGAAACTGTAACGGGGGAGTTCCTAGATGGACAAGCAATCAATTTTGAATATGAGACTGAACGCCTACCATACACTATTACGGCAAACTATATACCCGACTTCATTCTACATACTAGAAGTGGACGAAAGATATATATCGAAACAAAAGGCAATGGACGCAGTTTCGATGGTGCGTCCAGGCGGAAACTTATTGCCGTTAGGAGTCAGCATCCAGAAAAAGACATTCGAATTGTCTTCTGGAGCGATGGCAAGTTTGGTGCAACTAGAAAAGATGGTACACGCCAGACCCAAAGCGGATGGGCTGAAAAGAACGGCTTCAAGTGGGCTATAAGGGAGATACCTGATGCGTGGTTACAATAGTACAATAAATGTAATGGGAGATAAGACACATGAATGGCTCAAGTTCATACAAAAATGGAAGAAAAACAATCCACCGCTCGATAACTACTGTTACGTGTGTGGACACTGTGGACGGTTCATCCTCGCAGATGAAGTCACACTCGGTCACATTTACTCCAGGTCAAGAGAACCGTCTCGTGTATTCGACCCGACTAACATTCAGCCAGAACATGGCTCGTGCAACTCGTGGAAGGGTAGCGGATATTTTGAGCCACGTGTAACACAAGCTCAATACGATTTCTTCCGATGGCTAAGTGATATGTAATAACTACAACACATTTTTATAAAAAACTCTTGACTTTTTGGCTCGAGTTTGATATAATACCTGGTAGAGTAGAAGAGTTAGAGAGACCTCAGTACACCCTCTAGGGTAACACGACTAGCTGAGACTAACACTTCAACCCAATATCAATTAACGAAAGGACGTTTATTCGTACAATCGTCAAATGGTCTAAGCCTGCGGTCATCTTTACTGCGGTACTAGTCCTTCTAGCTGCTTATGTGTTCGTGCAGAAAGCGTATGCTCAACCACTTGAACAGGTGAATCATTCACTAGTTCAAACACAGAAAGAGGCTAGTAAAACCTTAACTCAACTTGAAAAAGAACAATCAGAAAAGACCAAGTTACACAACGAGGTTCAAGTAAGAGAACAAAAGATTACACAGCTCGAACAGGAAAACGCTGAGTTAAAAGAATAAAGCAAGCGAAGCTAGAGGCAGCTAGGGTAGCACAAGTAACCCCAGCACTTCCAAAGACTGCACGGACTACTAATGGTGGTGGTGCAGTGAACGGAAACTGTCAGGCTTGGCTTGCATCGGTAGTACCTGGTGGAGAATTATCAACAGCTATAGAATTACAAAGGCGTGAAAACGGTTCTTGTAATCCTCAGTTGTATAACCAAGGTGGTTCAGACGCTTGTGGAGTCGCTCAAGAATTACCTTGTGGTAAATCTGGATGTGGAATGCCACCAAATGCAGATGGTCAATGTCAAATACGTTGGATGCACTCCTACGTTATGGGACGCTATGGTTCATGGGCAGCAGCCTTGAACTTCCATGACCGCATGAACTGGTATTAGGAAGATGGTGCAAAGCACTCTGCGTGTTAAGTAGAGAAAAGCTATGTTTAATGTCAATACAGACGCAGCCTGTCCTCCTTTCTGTCAGTGGTCAACCAGGTTCGCAACCCGAAGGTGACACACTAGGTTCGAGTCCTAGCACTGGCATTTTATTCCCCCTCGAGGGATGAGGTTTGGGGCTAGGTTTGCGGTGTGAAAAATCACCATTGAGCAACCCTACACACTAGTTGCCCTATTTCCTATAAAGGTTTGACCAGTAATAAGGCTGTATAGTGGTTTTGAAGCCTTTTCCTATTGACGCAGCCTGGAGCGTATCCAGGGGTTGTAGCTCTCCGACCTTAATTGAGTTACCCAGGCGGTAACTAGAGTGCTCCAAATGGGAATGAATAGGTTAGACCAGGCGTAAATCCACATGTGGAAGCCCTTGGCACTCGTGTTCGATTCACGACATTTCCACCATACACCTACCAATCAGGTGTAAGTCAGCCAAACGAGATTTCCGTTGAGCTGTTGATTACAGTTCCGTAGAATAACCTCGCCAATCTTGAGCGTAAGCTCCAGTATGCGGTACGAGTGCGTTCGTGTCCTGTTTTAACCGAACCGAGA